CCATAATTTGTGATGATCTTGTAAATCTTGAGAATTCCTCGACCCGCTATCAATCAGAGAAGGTAATAGATTGGTGGAAAAGAGCATTCAGTTTACTTGATTATGATGGTGAGATGATAATAATTGGGACTAGGTGGAGCTATTACGAACTCTACTCTTGGATTGTTGAAAAATACGGGGAGAAGGTAGATACCTATATCCGTGGAGCCTATAACCCCGACGGCTCTTTGTATTTCCCAGAACTTTTGAGCGAGGAGAAGCTGGAGGAATTGCGCTCACTACAAGGTTCCTACATCTTTTCAAGTTTTTATTTGAATGATCCAGTTGACGAGGAGTCATCGCTGATTAAGAGAAGCCAGTTAAAGTATTGGGGGGATGGGGATGCGAACCTGCCAAGAACCCTAAACATCTTCGCTGTCTGCGACCCTGCCGTCAGTCAGGCAGTTAGGGCAGATGAGTCCTCTATTGTAATAGTTGGAGTGGATGCCGAGAATAATTGGTGGGTTCTTGAAACTAGAAGTGGGAAGTGGAAAACAGACGAACTGATAGAACAGCTCTTTGCTGTCAAGAAACAATGGAACCCTCAAACAATGACGATAGAGGTCATTGGACAAGCACAGGGGATTATGTTACCCATCCATGACGAGGAGAATCGCAGAAATGATTATCTCCCCTTACATGAAATCACCGTCAGACCCCCAATCAAGAAAGAGATACGGATTAGGTCTGTCCTTCAACCCAGATTTGAGAGGGGGAAGGTTTTTATAAAAAGAGATATGTTTGAATTTGAGGAACAGATTTTGAAGTTTCCTAGGGGAAAGAGAGATGATATGATCGACGCTACAACGGATATTGAGGAGATTTCTTTTTCTCCAGAGCTTCCAGTAGAACCTTTCAAGAGTTCTGGCAGTCACCTACAGGATTTGCTAACTAAAGAAGCTACAATCACCCCAGATTACTTTGACCCTTTCGAAGGTTACTATTAACAGTCTTCGATAAATAAGGTATAATTTCGGTATATGGAACTAATACTTTTAGCGGTCATTCTCTTTCAGTTTATTCTTGTGATTTATATGGATTCGCAAAATAGAGCGGAAAGGGAGAGACTACAGCTTAAACTTATGAGTAAGGATTTGGGCGATTATGTTTCTAGCACTGGGGAGGCCGAGGATAGCCCAAAGGAGGAACCAGACCCCTATATGAATGCATACGATGTAAGTGCCGATAGGATTGTGAACGCTAAGGAGACCGAGTGATTTATATAGACGCAAAAGAGTGGGGTAAAGCCTCTGATGAGGATAAAATCTCTTATTGTGAGTCCCTTCTAAACGATTCTAAGAAAGCCAGAGAGAGTAGATTTGATAAAGAGTGGTACTTGAACGATATGTTCGAGAACGGAAACCACTATATGAAATACAATACTGTTACTGGCACGTTAGACGCTAATCCCCCTAGGAAAAGAGGGGAAATTAGGATGGTTATCAATAAGGTTAGGTCTACTAAGAGAGCAATTCTCAACTATGTTATTAGAGAACAGCCGAAGTGGGAGACTGTCCCCGGTGATGTTGACGAGGAAACAGTACAAAATGCGAGGAGGGTTGGTAAAGTCCTAGATTACCTCTATAGAAGGTTACATCTTGAACAAATGGTTTGCGGTGTTGTTGATACAGGGCTCTCCAAGTCCGTTGGTATGGTAGAGATAGATTGGGATGAGGAAGCCGAGGGAGGTCTTGGTCAGGTTAGAATAAGATTGCACGACCCGTTCGATATTTGGCTAGACAGAAGGTCTCACTTATATGCTGGGAAGTATGTTGGAAGGTTTATTGCCAAAACACCAGTAAGAGCTGTCGCAGAAGTGAAGGCAGATAAGAGGTATGATGAGAAAACCCGAAAATTGGTTGAACCCGATGAGGAATTGGCGGTATCAAGACTAAAAGCCAAGATAATCCGCAAGGAGATTGGCCCAGACGATGAGAAAGTCATCCCAACAGTTACTGTTAAAGAGTTTCTGCTTTGGGACGATGAGAAGAACGAGAATGGCGGAAGACTGAAGCTTTTTACTTACGCAGGAGATAAGATTTTGAGAGAGGAAGACCTCGATGAGGTCGACTATCCGATTTACATTTACCAGATTCAGATGAATCCTTTGAAAATTTACCAAAGAGCGTGGGTTACTGACGCTGTTCCTTTGAATAAAGCGATAGACCGTGCTGTTTCCCAAAAGATAGCCTATGCGAACCAAGCTCTAGTCTACAGAGTAATAGCAGAGAAGGGACACGGGGCAGGTGTAATGAGTAATGAGATGGGTGAGATATTAGAAATCAATAAGGGCAGGAACTTCGAACAAATGACGATGAACCCTCTCCCAGCGGGACTAGACTCTGTAACAGCAGAGCTTAACTCATACCTTGAGGATATATTGGGGGCACATGATGCCGCTTTGGGTAGGATGCCAACAGGGGCTAGGTCAGGAAAGACTTTAGAGGCAATACAGGCGGCAGACGCAAATAATTTGACAGGATTAACGACATCCCTAGAGTCCTTTTTAGCTGTTATAGGAGAGAAGATACTAAAGCTAGTGGCTACCAAGTATCAAGTTTCTAGGATAGCAAAACTCTCCGAACCAGAAGAAGGGCAGGACTCCATGAAGTTTATAGGAGAAGGGGCTACGCAGAAACCAGAAGGAGCTACTATTATTACTGAGGATAACGAGGTTATTGTGAAAATAGGCTCATGGCTAGGTCATACCATAGAAGCAAAGAGAGAAACTATGATGAGGCTTGGGGAGATGGGCATTTTACCTGCCGAGGAAATCTTAAAGCAGTTTGAATTTCCGAATATCGAAGAATTGTCAGCCAAGGCAAGGGAACAGAGAATGGAACAGAGTGAGGTTGATTTAGCCATAGCAGGACACGCTGGAGGTGGACAACAGGCCCCACAAGGCCCTTCCAAGATGACCGCATTGGCAGACAAAGAGAACGCCGAAATGATGAACGGACAGGATTTGCCTCCTACTGAGGGAGCAGATATGGAGCATACCCAAGGGCATATAGACTTTACTAAAACCGATATGTATATGGGAGCTTCTCCTGATGTGGTTCAGATATTCACAGAGCATATCCAAGGGGAACTTCAGTTACACGGTAGAATGTAAAAAGAAAGGAGTTATATGAAACTAACAAAAGAAGAACTGGACGTCTTATTACAAGTATTGAATGTGCCTAGGCAACAGAATTTGCAGACAGCTCAATTTTGCATCAACCTTAGCAATAAACTATCTAGTATGGTAGACGAAGTATCTAAGGAACCAAAAAAGAAATGAAACCTAGAATAGAATACGAAAAATTAATGGACAAGACTTTCACTTTAGTTGGAGATGCCCAAGCCAAGAGAATTGAGATTGATTTACTTTTAGATATTAGAGAACTTCTTATGTGGATGCAAGAGGATGCTCTATACCAAAGAGCAGTAAGAGAAAGACAGAATATAACGACTATAAGAGAAACCTTCTATTGACAATAGTGTTAGGAAATATGTATAATTAATTACGACCAAGCGAAAGCAGTCAATTATGGATGAAGAAGTAGACCAAGTTCAAACCGAGACTCCCACAGTGGAGCAACCCGCAGAACAGTCGGAGACAATAGAAAGTGAGCAGGATGAGTCTAACCTATACGAACTACCTGACGGTAGAAAGTTAGCAGGAGACCAGCTTAAGGATGAGTATCTAAAGCTTAATTCCGAGTTCACACGAAGATCTCAGAAACTCTCTGAATTTGAGAGAGTTAAGACTGAGAATGAGAGTAGGAATAAGAGAACGGCTGAAGAAGCACTATCTCAAAGTAAACTCTTAGAAGATGTCGATCCAACTGTGCGGGAAACTATTATTCAAATAGTACAACCAGCAATAGAAGAAGCCGTAGGTCGTTCCGCAGCTAACGCCGAAAAGGTGGAAAGCCAAAAGGAATGGGATACTAGGGTTACTATGCTGGAGAAGAAATATCCTGGAGGCAGTGGATTGCCAAAATTTGATAGGACAGTAATACTAAGAGAGATGCAAAAAC